AGGTGAAATGAATAAACAATCTAAACAGTTTATTACAGAATTAGGCAAATCTGAAACAAAAACTGTAGTATCACAAGTTGAAGTTACTTTAGTAAATAATATTCAAAATACTCCTGTAAGAGGTTATGAAGTATTTGCAGAAGATGTAACATCAACAAAACAAGGTTATTATAGAGCATGGGTAGGTTTAAAATTACCTTTAGGTGAGTATAATAAGATGTATAACTACAATATAGAAGAAGTAGCAAACTCTTATAATCTTAAACAAAAGGCAGATGCAGCTTACAAAGAGTTACAAGAAAAATCTAATAAAACTGTAACTGTTGAAAATAAGGCTAATTAATGAACGATATATCTAGTGTTGTAATATACACAAAAGATAATTGTGTTTACTGTGTAAAGGCTAAGACTTTATTAAAAAACCTTGGCCTTACATATACAGAAAAAAAATTAGAAACATTTTTAAATACAGAATCATTAATTCAAGATATAGGCAAAAATGTTAAATCAATGCCACAAATTAAAATTGATGGTGAACTTATAGGCGGTTATAATCAATTAGTTGAATATCTTATGGATAAAAAGTTAGTTAATTTTGAAGGCAAAGTCATTAATCAATACTAACTTATGTTAACAGAACAAGAAATAAATAATTTTTACCTAGAACAATCAAAATACTTTATTGATAATAGTAATAAAGTAATAAGAATGGAAGATAATAAATTAAATTGTGCAATTCTAACTTCTGTAGATTTTAGGATAATGGCAGTTGCAGAAAATCCTATGAGTATTTCTTCTTTGCAAGATCAGAACTCTTATAAAACATATAGTTTTTTTATTAATAAAACATCAAAATATCCTGATGATTATCAAGTACCATTTAACAAAAAAAGATCTTGGGAAATACGCAAAAATTTAAATAATATGAAATGGGAAAAAAATACAGATATAAAAACATTTGAAGAACTATATGGTTATATTCTTATAAATGAAAAAGTGTGTTTAATGGATACCATACACTTTCAATTAGAACATAACAGAAAAAGAGTAATTGAAAAATTGAAAGGACAAGAATTTATTTACTTGTCAAAATACCTAGAAGCAAAAGAAATAATAGAAAACAATATACAAGAAGATAAAATATTAAAATATCCTTATGTATCAGGTTATGCAAACGTTAAAGAAATAAGTCTAAAAGAATCAGCAAAACAAGTGTTATTACAATATGAAATAGAGAATGGTTACCTTGCAGAAACAGAAAATCTTAGAATACTTTTTACAAACAAATTAAGAAAAGAAAAAGATATAAAAAATTTAAAATTAATACTTAATGATTTTAATTCTCATCTTTACAATATGGCTCTATGAGTAATTTATTATATATAAACAGTTTTAATGCTTTTGTTGATTCAAATAATAAAGATAAATTAAAATTAATTCCTGGTGGAGTAAATTTTAGTTTAATATATAAACTTTTTGCTTATCATATAACCCTTATTGACAGGTCTAATATATTGACATTTCCTATTAAAATAAAATTATTACCTAATATGAAATTACCTGATTATAAACCATTTAAAAAATCATTTTCAGATATATGTGATAAAAGAGCTATAGAATTATTTAACAAAGCGGTAAATTCTAATAAAAAATTGGCAGTAATGTATAGCGGAGGTATAGATTCAACTTTAATACTTTGCTCTTTACTTAAAAATATTGATGAAAATCTTTTAAAAGAACACGTGATTGTTTTATTATCAGATTTTTCTATTAAAGAAAATGAAAATTTCTTTTATAATTATATAATTAAAAAGTTTAATTGTATATCTAGTTATAGATTTCCATATATACTAGGTAATGATGATTATCTTTTAACATCAGGAGAAAACGCCGACCAATTGTTTGGTTCTGTAGTTACAGACCTTTTTACTAGAGATAAAAAATTTGATATAAATTTTAAATCTATAGAAAGTACAAAAAGCCAAATGATTAATTTTATGAAAAAAAGAATAGAAAGAAAAGATATAATGTCAACTTTTATAAAATCAGATAAAAATTATTCAGAAGTATTATTTTCTTTATTAGAAAAGATAACAAAATCCGCACCAATTAAAATTGATAATGTTCATAAATTTTGGTGGTGGATTAATTTTATTACAAAATGGCAATCTGTTTATGTAAGAGTATTTGCTTACTCTAAGAATATTAAAAATATTAAAATTGAAGAAAATTATACAACATTTTATTGTACTGAAGATTTTCAATTATGGGCTATGAACAATTCCGATAATTTAATTCAAAATAATTTGAGTAAATATGTTAGTAAAAAATACATATATGATTTCAATAAAGATTTAGATTATATGAAAAAATTAAAAACAGGCAGTTTAGCATCTATAGTAAACAATAAAATAAGTGTAAGTTATATAGATGAAAATATGAATTATTCTTATGATTATCCATCAAAAGAATTTTACAATGAAAACAATAACTTTGTAGGTATGGAATGATAATAGACAATTTTATTGATATGCGAGATACAATGTATCCATCAATTGGAAACAAATTAATAGATAGTAATTTTGAAACAATACCATGTTCAACAACTTATGGTGTGGTATTATCAGGAAAAGCTGAATTAGAACCTGATATAATTGCCAAAACAAATCAATATTTTAGTATTTGGTCATTAAATTCTAAAAAAATTAAAATATACGGTGAAGTTGTATTTTTTACAAGAATTGGTTTTAAAGGACAAAACACATTAGGTGGGCCAATAGAAAAGTCTGGTCGTTTATGTTATATAGATGGTTGCAGTGATTCTTTATTAGTATATCCTCCAAGATTAGGAGACCCATCCTTAAATGTTTTATATTTTCCTGCTGGAACAAACCAAACATTTCATATACATCCAAGTATTAGATTGGGTGTTGTCCTTGAAGGAGAAGGATATTCTAATTTAAAAATTAATGATAAAGAAAAAGAAATACCTTTAAAAAAAGGTGATTTGTTTTGTATAGAAGAAAGAGAAACTCATAGGTTTAGAACTACAAATTCAAGCATGGTGGTTATACCATATCATCCAGATGGAGATTGGGGCCCAACAGACCATAACCATTCAATGTTGAATAGAACATATTTAACAAAATGACCGATAAAGATAAAATAATTTTATTTCCTACAGATAGAATTGTAAATAAAGAAACCGCAAAACAAAACCCTGCAGCAACAGAAAAAGTTAGATTGGATAATACAAAAGATTTTGTTGAAGGAAGTGTAGATGAGATTGCAATGATGATGTTAAGAAAATTTGTAGAGATGGCCATGCAAACAGAAAAACCAGAATTTACCAAAGACTTGGCATTATTAGTAGATATTATGAGAGGTTTAATTTATAGAGATTTTGATGTAGAGCATCCAGCACAAAAATTAACAGATAAAATAGTAAATGTTAATATGGGTAGATTTGGCCCCATCGCATCTATAGATTATAGTAAAGTTATAGATGAAAAACATAAACCACATAAACCCTTTAGTAAAGATATTAAAGATGAAATTAAACGAACCAATGATGGTTGGACAGATTTTAATGTAGATTTTGAAACACCAGATGATTGGGAGAAATAAATTTATAGAAATTCCTCAAGGAATCGCCTTCGCAGGTCGTAAAATAGTAAAACAAGGAGAAAACATAATGTTAAGTACATTGAAAAGACTAGTTAAAAGAGCTTCTGCAAGTGGCAGAGGTTTAACAAAAACTCAAAGAGTTTTAAATTTATTAGAAAAAGGTCAACCAGTATCATGGAAGACTTTAAGAGATAGATTTGAGTTAAAAACTCCAAGAGCTATGATAGATAAGTTAAGATTAGAAGGAAATATGATTTATATCAATAAAACTTCTAAAGGAACTACATATAGAATTGGTAAACCATCTAAAGCAATTATTGCTGCTGGTATCAAAAAACTATATGGAAAATCTTTATATTCATATAACGCTTAATTAGTTAATTATTGGAGGCAAGAAATATATAATGCTTGCCTCCTTTACAAATTATTAAAATGATATTAGTAGACCTTAATCAAATTTTAATTTCAAACCTTATGGCACAAACCAGAGGTAATGCTGATATCAAACCTAACAAAGAAATGGTTAGGTATATGGTTATAAATTCTCTTAGAGGATTTAATTTAAAATTTAAAAATTCTTATGGTAAAATGGTATTGTGTGCTGATGCTGGCAATCCATGGCGTAGAGATATTTACCCTAATTATAAACATGCTCGTAGAAAAGGTAGAGTAGATTCCTCTACAGATTGGGATAATATATTTAATATTATTACAGAAATTAAACACGAAATTGCCGAAAACTTTCCTTATATAATGATGTATATAGAAAAAGCCGAGGCAGATGATATAATAGCAACATTGGTTAAAAACAATAATGAACCTATTATAATTATAAGTGGCGACAAAGATTTTATACAATTGCAAAAATACCCTTATGTAAAACAATATAGTCCTATACAAAAAACCTTTGTTGGTGAAGGAATTAACCCTATAATATTTTTACATGAACAAATTATAAAAGGAGACCGTTCTGATGGTATACCTAATATACTAAGTCCTGATGACATATTTTTAACTAAAGAAAAACAAAGACCAATTAATAAAAAAAGACTAGAAGAATGGTCTAAAGTTGAAAATATACCACTAGGAAGCGAAACCAAGAAGTATTATGATAGAAATAAACAACTAATAGACTTAGATAGCATACCAGAAGATATACGGAAATCTATTATAAATACTTATAACACTTATACAATACCTAACAGGTCCAAACTGTTACCGTATTTTATAAAATACAAACTAAAATCGTTAATGGAAAACATTGGTGATTTTTAATATTCGAATATTGGAGTGAATAATTATGGCAGAAACACAACAAACCAATAACACTGGTTTAATGAGTAAAAAAGGTATGGAGGCAGCGGCTCGTACGGCCACTAATGCTAGACCTATCGCACACGAAATCTTTACACAAGTAAATAACGCAAAAGATAAACCTAAAAAAATTGAAGTATTAAGAAAATACGATAGTCAAGGTTTAAGACAGTTATTAAAAGCTGCCTTTGACTCTAAAATTGTATTTGATATACCTGAAGGAATTCCTCCTTTTATAGCTAATGAGGCACCAACAGGAACAGATCATACTTCATTATTAGATGAAGCAAGAAAACTATATTTGTTTATAAAAGGTGGTAGTAATATACCAAAAGTCAGAAAAGAAACCCTTTTCATACAAATGTTAGAAGCATTACATAAAGATGACGCTAACGCATTAATAAACATCAAAGATAAAAAATTAAATCTAGTTTATAAAGGCTTAACTGAGAACGTAGTTAAAGAAGCTTTTAACTGGAACGATAATTTTACACGAAACTAAACACTATAGAGTGTTGCAAAAATGCAACACTCTTAGTAACCTATTGATTTTAATATCATATTTCTTTTTAAATAATCAAAATAACGCTTGTATTCATCAAGTTTAAATGTTATATTATACTATATGAAACAATTTGAAAACACATTAATTGATAATTCTTTTGAAGATAGAATTATTAATAAACTTGATAATAATCAAACTACTTTAAAAAAAATTATACACCTTTATAAACAAAAACGTTATTTTAAAAAAAGATTTCATAAAACTTGTTTTGATAATACAACTTACAATGATCTTTGCGATAGATCAATATCCATATTAAAAGATAGAATTTTGTTAAATCTTAGCTGGGAAAAAATAGGCCAGAAAAATTATATAACTAGAACTAGAGTAATACAAATTTATTACAAAACTTTGAGAGATTTAAAATTAATTGTAAAAAGAACAAGAATTGACTTACTCAACAACAGAAGTATAAAGATAAATATATGAGAACATTGATTATATTAATACTTTTTAGTTTTATAACTTTTAATACTATATCTAAAAGTGAAGAAACAACAAGTACTGTTATTACACCAGAACAGCAACAACAAATTACTC